TATCGAAGACGCTACTTATAGCCGTTTAATTAGAAAGTATTACGCCACAGAAAAACCATTGCCGATTGATGTGAAGCTAGTGCAACGATTGATCAATGCACGATCAAAAGAAGAAAAAAATTCAGTTGTCTCGGTCCTGAATGAATTTTTTACACTCACTGATGATGGTTGGAGACAAGTGCGCTGTGATCATGAAATAGCCCGCTTTAAAGATAAGCAAAATAAGGCTAGACGCAGTGCTGAAGGTCGTTGGCAAGCATTTCAAGCAGATGATTTGCGTCAAGAAAATGAACCTCAAACTGCATGCGTTCGCATTGCGACCGCATTGCGAACGCAATGCTCACCAGACACCAAACACCAGACACCAGTCACCAATCTCCATACACCAGACAAACAAAACAATGGGGGTGAAATCGAAAAAGTTTTACAAGGCGATGGTGAAAGGAAAAAACAAATTCAAACTCTTTTTGAAAAGGAGGGTTTGAGTATTGGAGCAGGCGATGAGCGTATTGCCCAGTTGATTCAACAAGACCTAACCGTTGAAGAGGTTGAGGAGGCCATTGCCCAGGCAAGGGAAATGCGAAGAAGGGCATCAAGCTCTACTCCGATCAACGCTGGATTTGTTCTGGCCATTCTGAAAGGGATGCGTAGGAAAGCGCAAGTTCAAGATTCTTCTGAAGATATCTGGTGGAAATCGAATGAGGGAATCGACCTTAAGGGACGAGAACTCGGAATGCGAGCTCAAGGCTCGGAGAGTTATGACTCTTTCAAAACCAGAATCTTTGCTGAGCTGCGTAAGAGAAAAGAGATCCCAGCTACAACGGAGGCTTCCCATGCAAGCTAACCCAGGTATAGCTGGAATCATTGATCGACCCGATATGGAGGATTTCCCAATCGGATCAATCGTTAAAACCCCAAGTGGCCGAATAGGCACAGTTGTAAAGCATCGTGGGGCCCAAAGTCGTCATGACCTATTCCAGAGAATCATCATTGAGTTTGATGAACCTTTTGGTGATTCAGTGGCATTGCAACCTCATCTTTTGAAGATGATCAGAAGATCAGAAGCATCATCATGATTGAAAACAATCAAAAGAAATCAAAGCCAAAAGCAAAGCCCGCAACTAAAGGAGGAGCTAGGCCAGGAGCAGGGCGTAAAGAAGGCAGCCTCACCAAGAGGACTCGTGAAATCGCAGAGGTCGCTGCCGCGCAGGGCATCACACCTTTAGAAGTCATGATGAGCACCATGATGGCGCTCTACAAGGAAGCTGAAAACTGCACTAAGCATGATGATCATGCTCATGAAGGTGTTGGTCATGATCATGACATCATGATCACCGAGAGTCGAATCAAGCTTCTGAATATGGCTGCCACCATCGCCAGACACGCTGCCCCCTATGTTCACCCGCGCCTATCTGCAATCGAACATACCGGCAAGGATGGGGCGCCACTACAAAGTGGCGTCTTGGTGGTGCCAGGAGCGATGAGTATGGATGATTGGGAGCAAGCCGCCCAAGCCAAACATTAGCGCATTAAAGGCAACCCTTGAAAACCATCTGGGCACCATTGCCCGGTAGTCAGACTTTGTTTCTGACTTGCCCTGTGTATGAAGTGTTGCTAGAGGGCACCCGAGGAGGGGGTAAGACCGATACCTTACTAATGAGCTATGCCCAACACGTAGGTAGAGGCTTTGGAGATCACTGGCGCGGAACACTCTTTCGTCTCACATATCCGCAGCTAGCTGACGTAGTAGCCAAGAGTAAGCGCTGGTTCTACCAGATCTTCCCAGGCGCCAAGTTCAATGAATCTGACTACGTGTGGAAGTGGCCTACCGGTGAGATGTTGTACTTTCGCTATGGAGCGAATGAAGACGATTACTGGAATTACCACGGCCATGAATACCCCTGGCTAGGATTTGAGGAGCTGACTAACTGGCGAAACCTTTCTTTCTACGAAGCCATGCATTCCACCTGCAGGTCATCCCACCCTGGAATGCCACGAATGGTGAGGGCTACCTGCAATCCATTTGGAGTAGGGCATGCATCGGTAAAGGAAAGATTTCAGATTGGGGCAATACCAGCGGGACAAATCATCAGGCAAGAAGGCGCACTACCTAGGGTCAGAATTCATTCGACGATTTATGAGAACACCCATCTCCTAAAAAACGACCCCAATTACCTCATGAGCCTAGAGTCGCTAAGCGATCCAAACAGGCGCAGAGCCTGGTTAGAAGGTGATTGGGATATCCACGTAGGAAGTTTCTTGGAAGGCGTATGGCAACCCTCTAAGCACGTTGTAGAACCCTTCGCAATACCACCGACATGGAAGGTCTGGCGCTCAATGGATTGGGGTTATGCCAGACCATATGCCGTCTATTGGTTTGCTCTATCTAATGATGGAGTCTATTACCTATGGAGAGAGCTCTATGGGTATGGAGATAAAGAAAATACGGGCACAAGAGAAGACGCAACGGTAGTAGCAGAGAAGATCAAAAAGATCGAGATACACGACCAACGCCTTGGCTATGAATACCGCATGAACCTAGCTGACCCATCCATCTTTTCCAAGATCGGGGCAGAGCGTTCAATCGGCCAGATCTTCAGGGATAAAGGGGTGAAATGGACGGAGGCCTATAACGCCCCTAGAAGTAGAGTAAATGGTGCTCAAGAAATCATCCGGCTTCTAGCTGAAGACAGACTCAAGATCTTCTCAAGCTGTAAGCATTGGTTAAGAACTATCCCCCAATTACCGCCAGACTCATTAAACCCAGAAGATGTAGATACGGATGCCGAGGACCATGCCTGGGATGCAACTAGATATGGGGTGATGAGAGCAAGGAGGGTATTAGACTGAATATGTATTATGTTTAAAGAGACCCATACTTCCTCGAAGTGTTGGGGGCTGTTAGTCCAAAGGTTAATTGATATGAATTTATCCCAGAAGTCACTTGAAATGCTAAGAGAAATGATTAATGAGCGGACTGAATATAGATCCGGCCCAACGCTCGTTAACTTTTTCAATAATCTGGGTTTTAACGAATTCTATGGACAGGGATTTCCATCGCGATGGGTGTTTACTGATGAATGCCTAAAAAAAATTAACGGCACCCCAAAGCTGGATGAGTGCATTAAGCGAATTTTTACCCCGATTAATTTTATTAATCGACTGCCAGAATTAGATCAGCATCTAAAAGAATTTAATCAATATTTGGCATTTGATAAGTGGCGAGTGTCTCGTTTGGGGGCTGACATTGTATTCAAACCTTTGGATAAAATTGAGATTCAAGAGGGTGTATCTTTAACTCAGGAGGATGGTTTTCTTGCCAGAGAATTTTCAAATATATCCATTGAGGGGCTTGGATTAGATGGTGTAATAGTTTCAGTTCTTGAGCATAGGATAGAAGAAATTGAAAAGTGTTTCTCCGCCGCCTCCCCACTTGCAGTAGTTTTGCTTGCTGGAAGTACTCTTGAGGGCATCCTCTTGGGGTTAGCTACTCAATATCCAAGGCACTTTAATTCTGCAAATTCCGCACCAAGAGATGCAGCAGGGAAGGTAAAGATGTTCCATGATTGGAGTCTTGCTAGCTTTATTGATGTGTCAAAAGAGCTATCTTTAATTCAACACGATACCTTTAAATTTAGCCATTCTCTTCGAGATTTTCGTAACTATATTCATCCCTTTGAGCAAATGTCGGCAAACTTTCGCCCACGTGAAAGCACTGCAAAAATTTCCCTTCAGGTCTTAAAGTCGGCAATTTATGATCTTCATGAAAACATTGACTCTTTAAAATCTTAAAAAATTATGAGCAAGAACATATTTAAATATGTTGGTCCAGAGTACTTGGATAGAGTGATCAAGTTAAAGGATGCAATAACTCTAAAGTGCTCCTATCCGAAGGATTTTAACGACCCCTATGAGCAATTTTTGACCATTGATTTCAAGGAAGAACCAGGGGTGCTTGCTTTTTATGCTGAAGTAATTGGAAATATTAAGCAGCATCCAGTTACATGTTTTTCATCTTCTCCTACTGTGCTCCCTATGTGGGCTCATTACGCAAAAAATCTAACCGGTGTGGCTATTGAGATCGATGAGGCTGCTTTAGTGAGCGACTTCCCTGAAAGTCAATTTGACGATGTGGTCTATAGAGAATCTCCGGATCCCGATTTGAGGGATATGCTTTATCGCGCGCAGGTAATTGGTAAGCCTCGCTACTTATATTTTTTGCAAGGAGGGGTGTTTAAGGCTGCATATTTCACAAAGGCAATATGTTGGGATTATGAGCAAGAACGTCGCATGGTTCTAGCTGCGGAAGAAGTTAGAGTTGAAGGTGGAATGATGCTTGTTGATATTCCAGCTAGATCAATAAGCTCGTTCATATGTGGTCCAAGAGCGTCTGTCGAAACCAAAGCTATGGCCCTCAAAAAATCACTTGAGTTTGGTTGTAGTTACTTTGAATTGCAGATAGGCAAGACTTCGGCGATCCCGTACTTTATTAATTCAAGTGGTGACCCCTTTATTTTTAATGTCAATTGCATAGAGCCGGCAAGTAACTTCTGCTTTTCATGTAAAGAGCCATTGGATGGCAACGAAAAAACATGTTCATGGTGCCAAATAGATGATGACCATAAAACCGAGGCGGCTTCCCGTAATATTTTTCGAGTATTGCAAAAACTCAATATGCTGGAAGACTATTTTGACGGAATGGAAGATATTGGTAGAGATTGGAAGGATGGGGCTCTCTGAATTGCTCTCTACGTAGTCCCCGGTAGTCTTTTTTTCATCCCGCTAAATCTGTTACATAAATTCACAATAAATCCTGGAGGCCCCATTTCTAAATATATAAATAAGATGTGCCTCAAGACTCTCAACCCCTCCAACAAAAATGGACTGCCCGCATTACACATGCGCGCGCTCACTGGTCAGCCTTTCATAAGCGCGTAAGGCATAACCGCAATACGGTGGCCGGCTTTAATTGGAATGCAGACCCAACTAGCAAAGACTTCTACAGCCTAAGAGCCAATCTAATACACGGCACTATCTCTGCCGTACTACCCAATGTATATGCAAGAAATCCAGAAATATCCACAGCCCCATTAAATTCGGGTGCGGACCTCAAGCTCTTTTGTAGAACACTAGAAGCAGTAACCAATAGATCTCTAGAACATGCGCAATTAAAGAATCGAGCCAAGTCAACGGTAAGAGCAGCATTGACTTGTAGCTACGGAATTCTCAAAGTGATGTATCAAAGAGACCCAAGCAAGGATGCTTACATTAAAGGGCGGATTAATGATGCTCAAGAGAATCTACTGCTTATCAAAGAGCTAGAGCAAGATCTCGATGACGGTAATCAAAGTCATCATCATGATGTCAAGAGGGCAGAGTTAGACCAACTCATCGGATCTTTATATGAGCGCTCAGAGGTTAATACTGCTGAAGGTCTCGTCATTGATAGAGTCCTTACCGAGAATCTGCTCATCGATCCCTCAATCTGTGAATTCTGGGATTACACCGATGCGGACTGGATCTGCCAAGTCATACCGATGAAGCGCTCGCAGGCTGAGGCTATGTACAAGAAGAATCTAGCCAATGCCAAGATCTACCAACCAGGCCAAGGCGAACCCT